AATGTCTAACACAAACCAAACAGCAGTGTATGCATGGGCTAAAGCAGATTACAGAGCAGCAAAGTTTGTAGTAAAAGCAGCATACTCAACTCACACCGAGGTATCAGAAATACTAGTAACACTAGACACATCAGACAACATTGCAATTACAGAATATGCAGTTGTTGGAACTAATGGAAGTCTTGGTGTAATTACCGCTGGTATCAATGGAACAGACGTTGAGATTCTTTATACCGCTGGAACAGCAACAACTACTGTAAAAGTATTTGGTACACTTATAGCATAGAAATTTATGGAGGTGGTAGCACTTGGCTACAGATAACAAAGACTTTAAGGTCAAGAATGGTCTTATTGTCGAAGGTGCTACCGCTTCCGTAAATGGTAACAATGTTATAACAGAGGCATCATCTATCGATGATCTTTCTGACGTAAGTGTTTCTGGTGCATCTAATGGACAAGCACTAGTTTATTCTTCTGGTGTTTGGGGTCCAGCAACTGTAGGTGGCGGTGTTGAGACAGGTGCTACAACACATATAACTGGACCTACAGCACCATCTAGTCCTGAATCTGGTGATATTTGGTTTAATACATCCAATGGTTTGACCTCTGTTTATTATACTGATGCTGATACATCACAGTGGATTCAGATAGCTGAGGGTGGCTTGCCTGGTCCAACTGGACCTACTGGGCCTGATGGAAACTATACGGTTTCTGACACAGCACCAGTCAGCCCAGAAGAGGGCGACGCATGGTTTAATTCAACAGAGGCAAGACTTTATGTTTATTATGACTCATATTGGATAGAAGCTTCTGCAAACCTTACTGGTGCTACAGGGCCTACAGGACCAGGGGTAAGTATTGGACTAGTCTTGGCTTTGTCTGGATAGGGTATAATTAAACAATGGCTATAGACTTCCCAGACTCACCATCAGTTGATGACGAATTCACCGCTTCTGGAAAAACATGGAAGTGGACTGGATCTGTATGGCAAGGTGTTGTAACTACAGTTGTCGGTCCAACAGGCCCTACTGGACCGCTAGGACCTACAGGACCTACAGGTCCAGAAACAACTATATCTCTTGGAACGGTAACTACTGAAGATCCTGGTGGAACAGCATCAGTGTCTATCGCTGGACCAGCAGGTAACCAGGTATTGGATTTTGCTATACCTCAAGGACCTACAGGACCTACTGGACCTACTGGACCAGCTGGTAGCCTGGGGTCAGCAACTCTTGATGATCTTTCTGACGTTACTATAAATACTCCAGCTGATAATGAAATTTTGGCTTATGATAATAATTCTTCTGAATGGATAAATCAAACACCTTCTGAGGCTGGCCTAGTTACCCCTGGTAAGTCTATAGCTTTAGCAATGGTTTTCGGATAGAAATGGTACAATAGTTTTATGGCAAATCCTAACATCGTTAACGTAGTAAGTATTTATGGTAAGACAGCAGTTCAGTCTGTTACCACTAGTGCTGCTGCCATTGTTGAAAATACCGCAGCTAGTGGTAAAATTATTAAAATTAATTCTCTTGTAATTTCTAACATAGATGGAACTAACTCAGCAGACGTTACCGTTGATTTTTTTAGAAGCTCAACTTCTTATAAGCTTGCAAATACTATTACTGTGCCAGCAGATGCTTCACTAGTTGTAGTATCTAAAGATACATCTATTTATCTTGAAGAAGGTGATTCTCTTAGATGTCTAGCTTCTGCTGATGGGGATTTACAGGCGGTATGCTCTTACGAAGAAATTAGCTAATAATGGAAAGCGTATATCTTAATGGTGGATATGTTGGAACTACAACAAGCTATCTTGAAAATAAAAATACAGACTTGACATCAGTTTCTATTATTAGTGTAGGGTCTGTTTCTGGAACAACTGTCACTGTTCCAACTGTTTTAGATAATGATTATTTTCTTATATTTTCTGGTTCTACAGATGCTGGACATGTTTCTGATAAACCAGATGGTTTAGTGATTGCTGCATCAACAGACGGAGCTGGAGAAAGCGACGTTGGAACTCAGATTAGCTATGCTAAACTTTCTGCAGCAGATTCTAGTAGCACATATACTTTTAATTATTATAATAATCATTACTGGGCTATTCTAAGGCCAGATAAAGATTCTGTAGCTTTGTTCGGAAGCTCAAATAGCCAATCGACAAGAAACGATCCTGCTTCTCAAACTATATCTATGTCTGGTGTTGACACCCCAGTTTTTGGTTTTGCTTCTTACTATGTTAATGGTGGAAGCTTTCCTTCGACATCACCAACTGCTGATTATGAAGTAACTGTTTCTAATAATTTTCATGTTGCCGCATGGGTTTTTAATAGCGGAGATACCCCAGTAAATGCAACCTGGGATGCTAGCGATGGTGGTCGAAACGCTGTTGCTTCATGCTATGTTCAGTTTATCCCAGCTGTAGAAAAAAGGTATCAGGATGGAATTTGGAATTTACAGTCTATAATCGAGTCTTCTTTAGATGATAAAGAGTCTAGATACGGAACACCTTATAAAACAATTAAGTCTATGCCAAGCACTGGGCCTGGAGAAAATAACTCTTCTGATGTTCTTGTTGCTGTGGATGCTGTTATCGGTTCTTCAGATTCTGGAATTCTTTTTGATATAGGTGGTTCTGGTGGTGCTGGGTTTTCTGCTGGTGTTGATTCTGGGACTCTTAGGGCTAGGGCATTTACTACAACTGGAAATTCTGCATGGAATACTGATGCTGGAGCAGCATTTGTAGAAGTTGATATTTCTGATTATTTGAATACTTTTGTTACTTACTACTTTGTTGTTGATGCATCACAATATAAGCTTTCTGTATATGCACAACTCGGTGGACGTGGAAGTTTTACTGGGCTAGATTTTCTTGGTTCTGATATTACAGATGGCTCCTCTAGCACAGTTTCTGGATCAAATGACTGTGGATTTGGAACCATCTCGTCTAACGTTGCTGATCTTGAGGCATCGTATGAGGTAGATTTTACTGGACTAATTCATCAGATAAGAACTTGGCAGGGGGATTATCAAACATTAGATTTGTCTGGGTTTGGTGATTAATAATGTCAAAAAGTAGGTTTGGTGGTTTTCGTAAAGGTAAGAAAAGGTTTTTTAAGGAATGGGATAAGCTTAGCTCTTCTGATATAGCACCAAGACCAGTTAACGTTTCTGATTTTAGCTATAATGATGCCGAGGGCATTTGGAATCTAAATAGCACAACTCAGTTTGAAAAGAAAATAAGATTTGTTGAACTGTTAAGCACTTCTTTTGAGGGGGGCACTGATTCTACTTTTACAGCTACGATACCGTCTGATGCAAAAAGTGGTGATCTTGCTGTTTTATTTGCTGCTGGAGATAGCTCTAGTGCATCTCAAACAACCCCATCTGGTTGGACATTAATAGGTGCTGGAGACAGCGGAGAATACCCTAGAGTATACTCTTACTATAAAATATTAGAAAATGGCGATGCTGGATCTACCGTATCAATATCGTCTGCAGTTTCAACTATTTTTTCTTGCGGTATAGCTGTATTTTCTACACAAAAAGAATTTGTAAATGTTGATAGCTATGGCTATAGCAACAATAAAGGCCCAAGCACATATTCTTCGAGCATATCTTCTTCTACTGGCTCTGGTTTTGTTATAGCAATAGCCAATCTAGTTGGTAGACCACCTTCTCAGGAGCCGACACTAACAATGTCGCCATATTCAGATATCATTGACAATGGCAATATGACAATTGGCTACACAATTTTTAACAATTCTCAGACATTAGATATTTCAATATCGACTGACGATACTGGTAGACAATCGCTTACTGGTTTTTATTTGGTGGTATCATAGAGTATTATGAAACTTTATTCTTATAACGGAGCATACCCATCGATTATGCCTTCCAGGCTACGTATGCCAGATGGCACTACAAAAACTGATAAGACAACCTTTACAGCAGAAGATTTGCAGTCTGCTGGATATTTTGAGGTAGATCAAAAGCCATCAGTAGATAATACCAAGGTAGTGACCTGGGTTCAGGAGTCTATGTCTTGGAATGTTAGAGATAAAACTCAAGAAGAAATTGATTTTGAGATTGAGGGGCAGTGGGAGCTAATCAGAAATCAAAGAGATAGGCTTCTATCAGAAACAGATTTCATTGTTCTTAAGTCATATGAGGCTGGAGTTCCTGTTCCAGAAGAATATGTCATATACCGCCAGGAACTTAGAGATATACCTCAGTCGCAAACAGACCCATATAATATTGTTTGGCCAGAGCTATATCCAGAATCATAAAGACAAAATAGTGTATAATTAATACTGAAGGAGTTTGTATGGCATTAGACTTTCCCAGTTCACCTAGCGATGGTGACACATATGATAATTTTTATTGGGATGCAACAGCTGGCATTTGGAGACGACAGCTAACCATTACAGAGTTCAACGATCTTTCCGATGTTACCGTTCCAACCCCATCTGATGGAGATTTTCTAGTATATGATAATGCCAGTGGAAATTGGGTAAATGAAACAATTACCTACTCTTATGACATAAATGATCTAACAAGCCTTGATAGCTCTAGTATTATTTCTGCACCAAACTATGATATTGATGTAACAACATCTAGCAGCCCAGGAACTTTAAACCTTGACTTCTCCTCAGACACTGGCTTGTATACCGTTTCAATTGATGAAGCCTTAACTATCACTGGAAGTAACTATATTGCTGGTGGAATCAAAACACTAAGAATTGTTAACACTGGTGCATCAGACAGAACATTCTCATACCCAGCAAACTGGACATTTGTTGGCATTATCCCGACATCAATTACCGCTGGGAAAACTGGTATCTTAACAGTTACATCATTCACCACATCAGATACGGGATGCGTAGCAGCATACATTGAGGAGCTATAATGCCTCTTCATGGATTTAGAAGCCCTGCATCACTAGGTTTGGTTTGGGAGCCAATACAGGCCACTGGTGGAACAGTAAGCACTTACACTGGCTCTACTGGAATAACTTGGAAAGTGCATACTTTTACTACAGTTGGAAGCTCAACTTTTACCGTTACTGATCCTGGAACTACTGGAGAGGTTCAGTATCTTATTGTCGCTGGTGGTGGTGGTAGCGGTGCTTCTAAAGATGACGTTACTTTAGCTGGTGGTGGTGGTGGAGGAGGATTTAGGTCAAATGCACAGGGAACAGATTCTGGCGACCATGGTTCTGGTGGTGGTGCTTCTGCTGAGTCAAGAATGTTTTTGACATCTGGAAGCTATACCGTAACAGTGGGTGATGGTGGTGCTGGTGGTAGTGGTGGAACTGGTGGTGGTTCTAATGGAGAAAACTCATCATTTAATGGAAAAACCAGCCAAGGCGGTGGTGGTAGAACATCATACTTTACTAAGCCTGCAAACTCTGGTGGTTCTGGTGGTGGAACTGGTAATGGTAGTACTGGAACTGCTGGTGGAGATGGAACTGCTGGGCAGGGGTATGCTGGTGGTGCTTCTGGACCATATGGAACGTCTCAGGGTGGTGCTGGAGGTGGGGGTGGTGCTGCTGCTGCTGGTGCTGATGCTGCAACTAATGATGGTGGTGATGGCGGAGTTGGACAGTTTAACCGCATACCAACTGGAACAAACGTAAGGTATGGTGGCGGTGGCGGTGGGTCTGGTAGACTGACTGCTGGTGCTGGTGGCTTTGGTGGTGGCGCAGCTGGTAGGACTGGAATAAACAGCGGTATTGCTGGAACAGATGGTCGTGGTGGCGGTGCTGGTGGATCAGCATACTTCTCAACAGCGGCAGGTTCCAAAGGTGGTGCAGCTGGCGGTTCTGGAATTGTTTCAATTAGATATATACTAAGTTACGGGTAGATATGAAAGTAAAAATAAATTTTGATACTATCAATAAAGATTGGAACATAGATACGTCTATGGTTGACCCATATGATGACTATGTTGACTTTTATTTTAATTTTAAACAAAATGGTTCTGAAGAAGTTGAGTTCGATAATCTAAAGTTTGGGTATGCTATTTCTTTTGACGGTATACCTTTCGGTGGCGAGGAATATCCAAAGAATACTATGCAATATATTGCTACAGATCAAACTTATTTAGAAATATCAAGAGTATTTGGTTTCAGACCTAATAGAACATATTATATAGATGCTTGGGCAGAAAATGCTGGAGAATCATTTTCAGAAATTTTGCCGCTAGAGGTTCCAATACCAGAACAACCATATCTGTCCTGGACATGGAATGATGATGCTGCAGAATGGCAGCCACCATTCCCACCACCAGATGATGGAAATATGTATCAGTGGATAGAAGAAACGCAATCCTGGACTCTTGTTGTGATAGACTAGCTCTATGACTAAAAAGGGTATGAAAGTCGCAGTATATACCATTGCGCTAAACGAAGAACAGTTTATTGAACGTTGGTATGAGTCAGCTAAAGATGCTGACTATCTTTTAATTGCTGATACTGGCAGCACAGATGATGCATTGCTTACCGCTGCTAAGTATGGTATAGAGGTTGCTTCTATTCTTGTCAGACCTTGGCGTTTTGATAATGCTCGTAATGCTGCTCTAGCATTGTTGCCAGAAGATATTGACTACTGCATTGCTTTGGATATGGATGAAGTGCTACTTCCTGGCTGGAGAAAACATTTAGAAAAAGCTCATAAAGAAGGTGCTACTCGCCCACGGTATCAATATACATGGTCTTGGAAAGATGAAAAAGAAACTATCCCTGGACTACAATATGGCGGAGATAAGATTCATTCTAGATTTGGATACCGTTGGAAACATCCAGTTCATGAAGTATTAACTACAGACAGAATTGAAGAGAAGCAGAGCTGGGTAGATTTAGAGATACATCATCACCCAGATAGCACAAAGTCACGTGGACAGTATATGCCACTACTCAGGTTGGCAGTAGAAGAAGATCCACTAGATGATCGTAACGCACACTATTATGCTAGAGAGCTTTTCTTTCATTTTCAATTTGAAGAAGCAAAGAAAGAATTTATTAGGCACCTTTCGTTACCCCGATCTACTTGGAAGCCAGAGCGTTCAGCGTCTATGAGATACATTGCTAAATGTAGCACTGGGCAGGAAAAGGAAGACTGGTTCATAAAAGCAGTTGAGGAGACACCAGATAGAAGAGAGCCAATAGTTGATTTAGCAAGATTCTATTATGAAAATCAAAAATGGGAAGAATGCCTAAAGTATTCTGAAATGGCATTAGCTATTAAAGAGCGACCATTAGAATATTTGTGTGAAGAGTATGCTTGGGGAGACCTTCCATATGATTTGGCTGCTATTTCTGCTTATGCCGTCGGGGAATACGATAAAGCATTAGAATATGGAATAGAAGCATCTAAACTTAATCCATCTAGCGAAAGACTAAAGTCCAATCTAGCTCATTATTCTAGCAAAGTTGTAAGCAAATAGCATGTTATAATTAGATTAGTCTTTTATGGAGGAATATATTGGCAACTAGAATTCAGCAGCGTAGAGGAACTGCAGCAGAGTGGGCTGCTGCAAACCCTGTTCTTGCTCTTGGTGAAATTGGTTATGACACAACCAATTTTAATATTCGTATCGGTGATGGTATAGCTGCGTGGAATGAATTAGAATCAATTAGTGGTCCTCAAGGAGAGATCGGAGAACAGGGTGAAGTAGGCCCACAGGGCGAGCAAGGCCCAACTGGCCCAACGGGTCCGACAGGGCCAACTGGTCCCACTGGTGCAGCAGCATTCTTTGTTTCTGCTACAGCACCTACAGCACCTAATGATGGTGATGGATGGTTTAATTCTGAAACAGCAGTAACAGCTATTTGGTATGAAGATGTTGATGGTGGCCAATGGGTAGAGGCTGGAAATAGTGGACCGACAGGTCCGACAGGACCAACAGGTGCACAGGGTATTCAAGGACCTTCTGGTGGACAAACATTTATATCAGAATCATCTCCAGCAACAGCAAATAACGGAGATCTTTGGTTAGACTCTGCTACTGGCTATCTCTATGTTTATTATCAAGACACTGATTCCTCACAATGGGTACAGGTAAACATTCCTTAATGGTATATAATATTTTAGAAGGAGTATACAGATGGCAGCATTAAACTTTCCAGCTAACCCAACAGATGGTGATATTTACGAGGGGTATGTTTGGGTAGATGCTATTGGTGCATGGCAAATCAATGATCAGACTGCTAAAATTATAAATACTGACGGTGAGGCTGGTCAAAAGATTTATGTTGGCTCTGTTGATCCAGTTTCTGGATATACTCTTTTTGCAGGGGATGTATGGATTGAGGTTCCATAATGGCATATTCTTTTGGTAATGCTAAGGTATGGAATGGTTCTGCTTGGATACCAGCACTTCCTGGATCTGCAGTTGTCGATGAGACAGCTTCTTCTTTTGATGTAGCTGTAACAACTGGTGGTTATAGATATTTAGCTTGGACATCTACTGGTGAGCATGATCTTGTTATTCAATCTCCAGGTCTTTTAGAAGTTTTAATGGTTGGCGGTGGCGGTGGTGGGTCTACTGGTGAATCTAGTGATAACTGTGGTGGTGGAGGTGGTGCTGGTGGTGTCATCAATGGAAGTTTTTTCTTTGATGCTGGAACCACTGTTGTTCGTGTAGGTGCTGGTGCTCCTGGAACATCAAACAGTGGTCTTGGTGGTGATGGGGAGTCGTCTTATATTGAGGGCCGTATCTATGCTGTAGGCGGTGGAGGTGGTGGTGGCACCCAGAACAAACAAGAGTATGGGTCTAAGGGTGGTTCTGGTGGTGGAGGTGCTTCATCTAGTAGTCGTCCAGGTGGTGACGGTATTCCTGGACAAGGTAATGCTGGTGGAACTGGATTCGGTGGTGACGGTGGTGGCGGTGGCGGTGGTGCTGGAGAAGCTGGCGGAGATGCAACTACAAACCAAGGTGGTCTTGGTGGAAATGGAACTAGTGCTTTCTCTGACTGGGGCAATGCATGTAGTGTCGGAGAGCTTATATTCCCAAGCACAAGGTGGTTTGCTGGCGGTGGCGGTGGAGGAGATAGAGACAGTGGCGCTGTTGATGGTGGTAACGGCGGCGGAGGTAGGGGAGAAACTGGCTCAACAATTCCTACAGCAGCATTAGCAAATACTGGTGGCGGAGGCGGTGGAGCAGAGGCAGCTTCTGTTGGCGGTGATGGTGGCTCTGGGGTAGTTATTTTTAGATACGCAGTCTAATCCTTTATGATAAAATAGACATGGAGAACACATGTCAAATCCTTCTAACCTTTACGCAGAACAGGTTTTTTCTGAACACCCTTTAGCCCTATGGCCTCTAGACGAGACGGTAGATTATCTTTCTATCACTACTGAAAATGCTAAAGATCTTTCAAATACTTCTTCTTGGACATATTCTAACTGTTCTGTTTCTATAGATTCTTCTCAGAGTATCCCAAATAGTTCTAAGGTTGTTTATAGCATTGTTTCTGAAGATGTTTTTTCTTTTGAGATAGAGTCTCAAGATATGGTTGACACTTATCTTAATGAAGATCTTGGAAGTGTTGCTATTGGTTTTTATTGCTACCCAAATTCGCAAAACATAGAGTCTATAGAGTTTGGATACAAGTATGATGGTGTAGGTGTTCCAAGATACACCAATAGCCTTGAGCGTGTTGAGCAGGTAACCGCTTTTAATCAAGATGGTTGGCAGTTTTTACATCATACCTTTGACTTACCAGATGTTGAGCAGATTGTATTTAATGCAGATGGTCTTTCTACTACTGCTGGACCAGCAACCAAGTTTCTTCTAGCCGATCATGGATTTTCTGATGGAGATAGAATTAAGGTCGATGCGTCTTTTGATTTGCCTTTAGCACTAAACCGATACACAGAATACTTTGTTGTGAATGCAGACGATGATACTTTTGAAATAGAAGATACCGTAGGATCTGGCGGTATAAGTTTTAATAAACCAAGATTTGGAACACTTTATGTTTTACCAGTTAAAACAATAACACCTTTTATTAGGTATAACCTTGTATATGATCAAACAATAACTACTTATGTCGGAGGGTTTGCTATAGGACAGTATGCTGAAGAATTTTTTGATACTTCTGATGGTGTCACTGCTTCAGAAATAACTTCGGTAAATATTGATAAAGAATATTATGGCCTAGAGTCTGATCTTTACGGTCTAGAAAGTTCTCCAGGATACTATCTTGCTAGAGAAAATAAGCTATTGGCAAAAAATACTAACATGCCAATGGTTTATGGATCTTCCACAGTAACATCAATAATGCCAGAGAGATTTGGCGGACCATCGATTATTCTTCCAGGTAATGGATTCTTAAATGAGTCTGGAAGATACAGAACATACACGGTAGAGTTTTGGTTAAGAATTAATCCAGACACTAGAGAGCCAAAAAGAATATTTGGTCCAATTAGTTCAGAAGATGGAATTTATGTTGATGGACCGTTTATAACAGTTAAAATAGGTGAAGGAATCCAGGCACACTATATTGGCGAATGGTATAGGCCAATGCTTATTAATCTTATTGTTTTTGAAAATGGGGCTTCTCTTGTTATTAATGGCGAGAAGGTTCTGGATGTATCTTTTGATACTTCCGAACTAGATCTTCCAGCAGAAACCAACCTGGCTGGCAAAAGTCAAGACTGGCTTGGCTTCTATTCATATGAAGAAATCAGTAAGTTTGAAATAGACTGTTTTGCAATATATTCTTACCGAGTGCCATCTGCTGTCTCAAAAAGAAGGTGGGTATATGGACAGGCAGTATCATTCCCTAATGAGCTAGCATCGTCATACTTCGGAGAATCTTTTCCAATAGACTATACCCTCTCCAACTATAGCAATAACTATACTTATCCAGATATAGCTAAATGGCAACAGGGAACTTTAGAAAACGCTTCTACTACCAACAATGTTTTATCTCCACCTTCATATTCTCTTCCAGAAATTATTTTTAACAACAAGACGGAAGACAGCTGGTATCGTGGATTGTCAAGAATAGCATCTAACGCTATCATGATGAAGCCAGATGAATCATGGGTAGATACGGATGGATATTTGTTCTTTAATAGCGTTAGTGTTCTGAATCAAAAAACAGTAGCTTTCTATGGATTATTTGAGTCTCCAATAGGATACTCTAGTTCAGAAACTTTGTTTAGGATTGAAAACAAAACAACAAAGAATTATCTTGATGCTATGACTAATACAAGATCAAACAATGTTTCTTCAATTAGTGATACTGTAATAAATTCAGTAGGCCACGGTCTTTCAACTAACGATTTGATTTCTTTCTCTGGCTCTTTACCACCTGAAATTATAGAAAATAAAGATTATCTCGTAAATGTAATTGATGACGATAGCTTCACGATATCTAACTCTAAAGACGGTGATCAGATATCAATTTCAACGATCACTGAAAACTCTGTTCAGTTTATTGCTAATACTATTCAGTATAAACTTTTTTATAATAATGTCGAAGAGCTGGTTTATGAGACACCAGCTATAACAATGGGACATTCTTTTGTTGCTGGACTTAACTTCAAAGACTTTTCGAATACGTTCGGAGGGAACGTTTCAACTTTGCTAAACAATAGGGCTGATCTAAGTCTTTACCTGGCTGGTAACAAATCATTTACAAATACATTCTCTGGATATATTTATAGAATAGGTTTTTGCACAAAGCAAAATGTTTCAGAGCTGAGCTATCTGTTTGGATCAAATGGCTTACCATTTTTAAGATACCAGTTTGATGGTGGAACTCCAGAAGAGTATATTCCAGAAGAAATAGCTAACGGTGGCTATCCATATGAAGAATACATTAACGACATTCTTTCACATAAAGCTAGCTACACTATCGGTGTAAAAGACTTTTTCGGAGAAAGATACCTAGACATAGAGACCAGTTCGTATTGGCAGGATTATATTCCTCTAAGTTATTTTGCTAAAAAGGTTAAAAATAAAAGCGGGCAAGATGAATACAGTATTGATTTTATTCAAATCAATTCTAATACCACAGTTCCAGAGACATATTTAAATGACGCATACTATACAAACGATTCGGGCATTAGAACCTACATTTCTTTTCAAACAATATCTGGTGGAGCAACACTTTCGGCTAACTCTTTCGTAAACACCCAGTCAATAGATAGGTCAAGGCTTGTTGAGCCGTCCTCTGAGTGGGTAAATACCAAGTATGAGGTCGTAAATGGTTCTATTGTTTATCTGCCACCTTCAATAGATATTGAAGACACAGCCATAGTTTTACACATTGTCATGAAGTCTGACGGCATTATAAAGAATCCAATCAAGATTAGATCCTTACAGCTGTCTTCAAGAAGTCTCGACTCATTGATCACTAATCCAATAAATACCAAGTTCGGTGAGCCTATGTATCCATACACAAGGTATGGCTTCTACTATGACTACAAAGCAAGAAATCCATATTTAATGTATAAAGATAGCACTCCGCATTTATACCTGACTAAAAATAGTGGAATAGAATTAACTGGATCTTTTGGTGACGCTGATCGTGGTATTGCGATGAGAATTAATAGAGAAAGACTTTCAGTATATGATCTTGCTGCAATACAAATGTCTGCAAAGTTTAATAGGGCAGATATCGTTGACTCCGATTTGCCACTACTAGAAGTTGACAGCAATAATCCAGATAATAAGATTAAGATTTTTATTAAGCCATCCAAACCATCTTCTGACAGATTTGTTCTATATGCTACAGATCAAAATGATGTAGAGGTTGATTCTGTAATCTTTTATTTAAATGGTAGAAGGGTGCAAGCACCAACTATTTCTGTTAATGAATGGAACATGATTGGACTAGGTTTTGCCACACCTATAAGTTTTGATGGCACGGCTGGAACCATAAATATCGTCGGACCAATCCTAATCAACAACCTAACATACTATGGTCTAGATGCCTTGCAGAGAGAAAGTATTCCAATTCTAGGAGCAAATGAATATCCTGGCGTTAACTTGGAGAATGTTTATCAATTGTTTACTGGAACCAATAAGACAATATTCAGCGATGATGTTACACTCAGACCAATTGAGTATAGATATGCAGTAAATAATAATGCTTCTTTACAGTCTGCAACCATTAAACCAGTATAGTGTGATATAATTAAACCATGAATGCTGGTAGAGAAGATCAAATTGGTAAGTCTAAGGTCACTTTTATTGATAAAGGGTATGACTGGGGTGTCTATGTGTGGAAAAGAGCTAACGGTAAGTGGTTTACTGACGGAAGTGGAAACATTTTAAACATTCCTTCCATGAAAGGCGACATTTCTAAACTTTCTGAACTAAAACAGGCAGCTGCCTACTATGGAGAGCCAGATGGAGAACCAGTTTTCTTTGCTGGGCTAAGCAGAGTAACTGACGAAGAATACAATGAGCAGCTTGATCGAATGAAAGAGGGCCTGATTCCTAACCTTAACGATCTTGGTGCAGTACATGCTGCACAGCAGACTTTGAAGACTTATGGTGACGAGGGATAGATGACTGAAGAATATATTCTTGGAGCTAGTGTTCCAGAGCAAGAACTTGCAGAAGATCTTTTTAAAAAAAGAGATCCATTCAACAAGCCATGGGAAGATCTTAAAAATCTTAATGGGCTAGAGACTAACTTTAAGAGAAGAACAAGCCGAATGGCTAAGGCATTGGAGATGCCCCCAACAGACCAATACCTAACTAACGCTAGGGCAATTGCATCTGGAAGAGACGGTGCTCAATCTAAAGAGATTAACCCTGGAGACGTATTCCGTAATGGTTACGGTATGTTTGATGTCATTACACCACCATGGAATCTATACGAGCTTGCCAATTATTACGACACTTCTTTTGCTAATCACGCAGCTATTGATGCCAAGGTAGAGAACATTGTTGGTCTTGGCTATGACTTTGAAGTATCTCAAAGAACAATGCTAAGACTAGAGGACAACCCATCTTCTGAATCTGTAGATCGTGCTCGTAAAAGAATTGAAAGAGCTAAGATTGAGCTAAGAGACTGGATTGAAAATCTTAACGATGAAGAATCGTTTACAGAAACATTAACAAAATTTTATACAGACGTACAAGCTACAGGAAACGGATATTTAGAAATTGGTAGAACAATTAACGGAGAGATTGGCTATGTCGGCCACATCCCATCAACTACGATGCGTGTGCGCAGATTGCGTGACGGGTACGTACAAATAATTGGACAGAAGGTTGTTTACTTCAGAAACTTCGGGGCAAAGAACCCAAACCCAATGACAACCGATCCAAGACCAAACGAGATTCTTCACTATAAAGAATACTCACCACTAAACACATTCTATGGTGTTCCAGACATTATGTCTGCAATTACCTCATTGCATGGAGACCAGTTGGCATCCCAGTACAACATTGACTATTTTGCGAATAAGGCAACACCAAGATATATCGTAACCTTAAAGGGTGCAAAGCTGTCTGGAGATGCTGAAGACAAACTGTTTAGATTCTTGCAAACAAATCTCAAGGGGCAGTCACACAGAACTCTTTACATCCCACTACCTGGCGACTCAGACACCAACAAGGTTGAGTTTAAGATGGAGCCAATCGAAAGTGGTGTACAAGAAGCATCGTTCAAGGAATATCGTACACAGAACCGTGACGATATTTTAATTGCACACCAAGTTCCTCTATCAAAGATTGGTGGTGGCGATAGCTCTGCTATTGCTGCAGCTTTGGCTCAAGACCGTACATTCAAGGAGCAGGTATCAAGACCAGCTCAGCGTAATCTTGAAAAAATGATTAACAGACTTGTTAAGGAAAAAACTGATATAATTGAATTCAAGTTCAATGAACTTACGTTGACAGACGAAATTGCACAATCGCAAATTTTGGAAAGATACGTAAAAACTCAGGTAATTACACCAAACGAGGCAAGGCAGCAGTTGGGCCTACCGCAGCGTTCAGACGGGGATGACCCATTTGAAATGACTGCTAGACAAGCTACTGACATGAGAGCAAACACTGCTCGAAATAGGCAGAGGGATACTGAGAGATCGAATAACCAGGCAGACAGTCCTGGCACGGTTGACGGAAGAAATCCACAGGGCGAAGGCCCAGCATCAGAATAAAAAAGTAACATTTTTGTAAATTTTTTATAAAAAGGTTATATAATGGATTTAGTATGACTATTTTAAAAGCTCATTGGGATACTGATGGCGATTCACTTCGCCTTTCAATGCCATTCTCAAAAGTAGATCAGGAGAGACGTATTGTCTCTGGTTTTGCTACTCTAGACAATGTTGATCGTCAAAACGATATTGTCACTTCTGAAGCCAGCATGAAGGCTTTCAAGAAATTCCGTGGTAACATCCGTGAGATGCACCAACCATCAGCTGTTGGAAAGATGGTAGACTTTAAAGAAGACAAATACTTCGATCCAGAAACTAAGAAGTTCTATCGTGGTGTTTATGTATCAGCATATGTTTCCAAGGGTGCACAGGACGCATGGGAAAAAGTTCTAGACGGAACTTACACTGGTTTCTCTATCGGTGGAAAGATGCTAAAATGGGATGATGGGTATAATGCAGAGACAGAAGATCAGATTCGTGTCATTAAGGAATATGACTTGATTGAGCTTTCTCTTGTTGATTCTCCAGCAAATCAGTTTGCTAGCATCCTTTCTGTTGAAAAGGTTGATGGCGTTGATGTTATCAAAGGTATCGATGCAGATACTGTAATTGAAAATGTTTTCTGGGATTCAAATTCTGATCTTGTCCTTCTATCAGAAGCAGATTCTGAGATCAGCCCAGTTTCTGGAGAAGTTATGCAGAATATTGGATTTGTTGAAAAAGCAGATAATGAGAAAGCTGACATGGTAAAGTTCTTAATTGATAGTGCTAAAGGCATTAGTACAGTTAAGATAGCAAAGGAGGTAAGTCCTATGACTGACGCAACAGAAGAACTCGTAGAGAAATCCGACGAGGTCGTTGAAGAAGTAGAGGTCGCTCCAGAGGCAGATGCCGAAGCTGTTGAGGCTGAGGAAGCTGAAGAGACTGAAGCCGAAGAGGCAGAGGTCGAAGAAAAAGCTGATACAGTTGATGCAGAGTCCGAAGCTGAGGTCACAAAATCAGACGAAGCCGAGGGCAACCAGGCTGAGGTTGAAAAGGCCGACGTAGCCGAGGAAGAGGTAGAGGTATCTAAGTCAGATGATGTAGCTGTAGACACAGTTGCTGAAATCAAAGACACTCTTACATCAGCCTTTAGCGATCTAACAGAAACTGTGAAGTTTTTAAACGAGCAGATTTCTGAATTGAAGAAGTCAGTTGGTGCCGTTTCTGAAGAGGTAGCTTCAACAAAGCAAAACCTATCAGAAGCAACTGAGAAGTTCAATGAGTTTGGAAAGAGAGTGGATGCTGTAGAGCAAGACACAGCTTTCCGTAAGTCTGGCGATCTTGGCGAGATCGTACAGGAGCAACCAGAAATGGTTGAAAAATCCCTATGGGGCGGTCGTTTCCTCAAAACTGCCGACTTGTTTAAATAATAAAATCACTTAGGAGGTGACAAATGTCGGAAGAGATTAAGAAGAATAATCCAGACAGTGCAGACGCTGACTCAGGCCGTTATAACGCTGAGGGTGGTTTTGCATCTGGTGGCATCGGTGGGGTAACAAACCCTGGCGCTGACACACTGGGCAACATTCCTACCGCTAGCTTTGGCGTAACTACAGGTCCAAATGCCGTAAATCCTTCGGGTGATGCAGCAAGTGGTATCCTTCGTCCAGAACAGGCTCGTCGTTTTATTGACTATGTCTGGGACGGAACAGTTCTCGCCAAAGATGGTCGTCGTGTGACTATGCGTGCAAACACAATGGAGCTTGAGAAAGTTAACGTTGGAGAGCGTGTTATTCGTGCGGCATCACAAGGTATTGGTGACTACACCAACACTGGCGCAACCTTCAGCAAGGTCGAACTTACTACAAAGAAGATTCGTCTTGACTGGGAGGTAACAGCAGAAGCACTTGAAGACAACGTTGAGGGTGCTGGTCTTGAGGACCACCTGGTTCGTTTGATGACAAATGCATTCGCAAATGACATCGAAGACCTAGCCATTAATGGTGACGGTTCAACAGGTAACTTCCTTTCGATCATGGATGGGTTCGTTAACAGAACTAAGACAAACGGTGACGCAAATGAAGCCGTTGTTACAGTTACTGACAACGCTTGGACCCCAGAGGTAATGCAGGAAATCATTCTTGCAATGCCACGTAAGTTCCGTGCTCTAAAGAACAACCTCAAGTTCTACGCTGGTACAGATGCATTCCAGGGTATCGTTAAGAACAACGGTACACTTTCTGACGCTATTGCTGAAGCATTTGCTGGACAGGTATCTGGAACTGAAGCTAACGCTCAGTCCTACCTTGACGGTGTTGGACAGACATTCGGTGGTGCTCGTACCACTCGTGTTCTAGGAATCGACGTAATGGAGGTTCCATACTACCCAGAGGGCTATGTAGACCTTACATTCCCAAGCAACCGCATCTGGGGCTTCCAGCGTGACATCACGGTTAACCGTGAGTACGTTGCGAAGAAGGACACAATCGAGTACACTGTGTTCGTCCGTTTCGGAATCCAGTGGGAAGAAGAGGATGCTATTGCCTTCGCAGATGCAGAGGCAGACGCTAGCTAATCCTAGTTAACCCAATAGATTGGGGACGGAGCGATTGCTCCGTCCCCTTTCTAATTTACTGATATAATTGTTTAAGGAGGAAATAATGCCAGGTAAAGAGCAAGCTATCAAAAACCCTGTACCAAAAAATTTTCAAAACAATACAATCACTGGTTCCAAAGGTAGTAAAAAAACTAAACAACAAGTTCTTGCCCCAGTAGCAGATGGAGCTATTGGGAGCACAGATAGGCCAATAGACACTTCTATTCAGGATAAGCCTAAAAAGGTTAAGTCTGAAAAAGAGATGGTGGCGATCTTCTCTGGAAGAAATGCCAATTGGAGTGGTGTTGGGAGAGTGTCTGTCGGATACAACATAGTGACAAGAGATGCAGCTAATGCGTGGTTAGGCAAGTCCTACATTCGTGAAGCTACACCAGAAGAAGTCGCTAGGGAATACGGAAAGTAGAAAATGGACATATTGCGAGTGCCCTCGTTGGCAACTAATGCTAGTATCACTGGACTTACTGCATCGACAGAGTATACTTATACTATTGTTGATGATGTTGATCATTCTATTACAGAAGGCACCGCAACATCTGACTCTAATGGGAAGCTGACAGTTACTCTTCCACACGAATACGACGGCTCTTACACAGTCACGGTTAATGACGAAGAACACTACTTTTCTGTTGTTAGGCCATATGTTGATCCAACGACTAAAGGCACTACCGCTTCTGAGATTGCAGAATATGCTGGGTATGAAGAGTTGGCTAGAGCAATTATTGATTCTGTCGTGGCAGATGGATTCTATTATCGTAAAAGATATATCGAAACAGTGGGCCTTGGTTCAGACTATTTGCCAGTATGGTATAAAGTTAACAAGGTTCTAAAGTTATACGAAAACAACGTATTGCTTTATGATGCAGCTAACCCAGAAGACTATGAAACATCTTATTCTCTAACTTCTGATAAGACAGCAATCATGGAGGCTAGCACAGATCATCTTAATAGGCTTGAGGGTGCAGCACTAATAATGCCATCTGGAGGTTCAGATCTTCTTGATGTTAAGTATGTCTACCGTGGATTTCCAAGATCATTCGACTACAGAATTCTTGTAACTCATGGCTACACAACAATCCCGTCAGATATTAAGAAAGCAGCAGAGCTTCTAATTGATGACATTTATTGTGGCAGACTAGAATACTTCCAAAGATATATTACTTCATACAACACAGACCAATTTAAGGTTCAGCTATCCCAGCAAGCCTTCTCTGGAACTGGTAATGTTATTGTTGATAAGATTCTGTCTAACTATGCGAGGTCATACGGAACTCTAGGAGTGCTGTAATGAGTTGCGATACTAAAGATTTTCGCTTTCCAATGCAGGCGGAAGTTTACTATCCAATTATTGAGCAGGGTGCATACGGCAATGTAGCTAAGACATGGACGTTTGATAAAGTTATTGTTGGAAACTTTGTGTATGCTGGATCAAACTATAAAGAAGAAATAGATATTAATATTGAAGTCCTAAAAGATTCTCTTCTTATTTCTAGAGTAAAAGATGACATTAGAAAGAGTTCTTTTGATGAAACGTTTGGTCTTACGAACATTATTTTGACTAACATTAAAGACAAAAACTGTAATGAAATTTATGTTGAGTCTGATGGCCCAAGGGTAGGGAAGTCAACTCTCTTTGAGATTGCTACTTTTCAACCATTTGTTGGACCATTTGGTAGCGTAGAGTATTACAAAATGATACTTAGAAGATCTGAGAATCAGGGGTTTGATGTATGATTAGCGTAACCTTTGATCGTAACGGATTATTCAATAAGCAGATGAGAAATCTCGTTGACTATTCTTTTGGCTTCATTGAGGGTGTAGAAAGAGGCAAGACACTATTCTTTGCACAGCTTGGTGAGGGCACAAAAGAAATTCTAGAACAGTTTATAGATTCTTCTGCTAGGCAAAATCCAGAAGCCTTGCACCACGTTTATGAGTGGTATCAGACTGGAAGCCCAGAGGGTAGGCTTTTTGATATTGACTACACAATCAGCAACCTCGGTCTTTCTATGATGTCTACCTTTAGACAATCAACATCTATTCGTAATGGGTCTACCGTTCCTTTTTATAATAAGGCAAGGGTAATGGAAGCTGGAATTTCTGTAAGAATTTCACCAACCAACGCCGAGAGACTTGTATTTGATATTGACGGCAATACTATTGCTACACCAAATACTGTTACTGTAGACAATCCTGGTGGATCGTATGTGCAGGGTAGCTTCGGTGCTACTTTTGAGCTGTTCGTAAATAAATACTTTACCCAGGCAATACTTCAAACAACTGGATTGAATAAAAGATTCGGCAATGTTGTCACATATAACAAAAATCTACAAGCTGGTCTTAAGGTTGGTAGAAGTGCTGGTGTTGCTGCTGGCTATAGATGGATTACTAGCATGGGAGTAGATAGATAATGGCTATAACTTATCCACCAGTTTTGATTAACGAATACCTTGCCGAAAAGGTCCCACAGAGATTGGCTGGTAAATTTAAGGGTGCATTTAAATTTTTCCCAACAATGCCAACAGACATTAACGCACTCGTAAAATCAAACCCCTCTATGGCCAATGATGTCTTCGGAGTATATGACAGAATGTTCAGGCTTAATAGACAAGCTTTCCCACACGTAAAGTGTGAGCAGATGATGCTTTACTTATACAAGATGAATAGTGATCCAGAATTATTGCTAGAGACAACACAGGTTATTCAAGATCTTCTAGATAGAAAAGATGAGTCTGCTCAAGAGGTTAATGCCTGGATATCAGAAAACACAAACAATGCTGGGATGGTAGTCCTCGGCAGCGGTAGACTACAAAGAACATTTAAGCCAGTATTCTTTCATGAAATGAATCTCTTTTCTCTGGAAGAATCAAGAGACATCGTATCACAACAAACCAATAGAACTTTTATTGCTACAAAGTTAATTATTAATTATGACTACCATGTTCACGATTATTCATAAATGGTGTATATAATAGTAATGAGGAAACACGCCCATATTTCATTATAGAAAATGAGGTGAAAAATTATGGCATATTCTCGTGGTCAAAGTACCAACATTATCGTTGGTGCAGCTGCGCTATTCACTTACGAGGACGGTACGCTGATTGATGACTCTCTTCCAGCATTGGATGAGGATGTTTCTTACAAGACAACATTGTCAACAGCACCAAACACCGACGCCTTCCGTAACGTTGGATACACCATGAACGGTCTTGAGATCGTTTTCCAGCCAGACTTCGGTGAGGTCCAGGTAGACCAGGTTTTGGACGTTGCTAAGCTTTACAAGCAGGGAATGCAGGTTAACCTTAACACTGCTTTCGCTGAGGCAACACTCGAAAACCTTCTATTCTCACTAGCTGGTAAAGAAGCCGACATCGATGCAAATGGTTCTTCCACTGCTGACGATTTCGACAACACAAAGTGGGCTGGAAACAAGGTATTGAACATGTCTGCTGGTGACATCGGTGAATGTCCAGTAGAACGTGGTTTGGTAGCCATTGGTCCAGGTACAGGTGACTGTGCAGCTTCAGAATCCATCGAGCGCATCTACGTTGCATACCGTGCACTCTCTATCGAGAGCGTTACAGTTTCTGCAAAGCGTGATGAGCCTACTATGTACGAGGTATCGTTCCGCCTTCTTCCAGATGATGACACAGCATCATATGGTAAGATCGTTGACCGTACACTATCTCTAATTTCATAGTCTAACTAAACACATAATACAGCCCAGGGCCTTGCTCTGGGCTGTATTGTTTTGGTACAATGTATTAATGGTAAAAAGAGTTTTTGAGACTGGATATATTAATCTTATTGATGGCACCCTTGTACAGATGGGTCCACTTAAGATTAAGTTCTATGTAGAGTTCATGTCTTATTTTAATCTAATCAAATTTGCCAAGGGTGATTTTGAGGCTATCTCTGTTCTTTCTGAGTGTGCTACTGTTTGCATGAAGCAGCACTACCCCGTTGTTCAAACGAGGGCAGATCTAGAAGAGCTTGTAGATATGCCAACCATATACAAAATTCTAGATCTTTGCTCTGGTATTAAAATTAATCCAGATAAAGAAGAAAACATAGAAAGTCAGGCTAAAGATAATGCAGAGAAGCAGGGGTCTTGGGAAGACTTTGATCTAGTTGGCTTAGAGGCAGAAGCATTCCTTGTTGGTAGCTGGAAAAGCTTTGATGATCTAGAATCTTCTATCACTATGCCCGAACTTATAAAGATAATAGAAACCAAAAGAGAAATAGAAAATAATCAAAGAAAGTTTGACGCTGCACTACAAGGTGTTGACCTAGAAAAAGAAGAAAACAATGGTCGTGATCCTTGGGAAGAAATGAAGGCCAGAGTCTTCAGCGGTGGACAAAGTAGTGATCCAGATGATATACTTTCACTACAAGGACAAAACGCAGCAAAGGCTGGTTTTGGTATTGGTATGGGTCTTTCTTACGAACGGGTAGATCGCAAGAAAGACTAGTTTGTGTTATAATTGTATAGTCTCAAAAGGAGAGAAAAAAATAATGGCAACAAATGTAAATGAAGAAAAAACCGTAAAACTAATCGACGGTCAGGAGATTTCCCTTCGACCACTAAAAATTTCACTACTTAGACCATTCATGCAAAAGTTTGAGCAGATTCAAGAGGTGGTAAACGATAATGAGAAATCAATGAGTATTCTTATGGAGTGCGTACAGATTGCTATGAAGCAGTACAAGCCTGAACTAGCTGAAGATCTGACTGCACTTGAAGAGATTGTCGATCTACCAACGGTATATCGAATTGTAGAGGAAGCATCTGGAGCTAGAGTCTCCGAAGGTAGCCTCATTAATATGCAATAGGAGAGTGCCCGTAGATGGCTGACGCACAAGCCAATATTAACGTTAACCTTAATACCTCTGAGGCGTTAGCCAGTCTACGTACTTTGCAGGCTCAGATTTCCACGTTCCATCAAACGATGGCAAAGGGAAATGCGACTGCCCTTGCTGATTCTGCTGCAATGCAGAGAAATCTTATCAATAGCATTAATGCTACTGGTAAGTTTTCTGCTACTATGCGAACAGTTTCTACCACAACTGAATCGTTTACTCGTGCACTAGAAACAAACAAGCTCTCTATGAGAGAGTATTTCAGGTATGCTGGCGGTGCTTCTAAAACATTCGGAAGAATGTTTAGGTCAGAGTTTGATACGATCAATAAGGTTGCCCGTGAAAGAGTAAAGACTCTTCAGACTCAGTATATTAAAATGGGTCGTGATGCCAGCGGTGCAATGAAAGCAATGGCTGTTAGGCCATTAGCACTAGACTTAGATAATCTTGCCACTAAGACTGCTATTGCTGCTCAAAGACAGCAATTGTTTAATCAGTTGCTAAGACAGGGTTCTACAAACCTTCTAAACTTTGGTAAGAACACCCAGTGGGCTGGTCGTCAGCTTATGGTTGGTTTCACCGTTCCTCTTACTATCTTTGGTACGGTTGCTGCTAAAACATTCATGGACCTAGAAGAACAGGCTATTAGGTTTAAGCGTGTTTACGGTGAGCTATTTACTACCCAGGCTGAGACAGATCAAATGCTTGAGCAGCTGCAAACACTTGGTAGAGAGTTCACAAAATATGGCGTAGCTCTTAAAGACACCATGGAGATGGCAGCTGATGCTGCGGCTATGGGTAAGATGGGTGCAGATCTTCTTGCGCAGGTAGGCGAAGCATCCAAGCTAGCTGTCCTTGGTGGGGTAGAGCAAGAAAAAGCACTAGAAACAACTATTTCTCTAACTAACGCATTTGGTGTAGCTGCAGATGATTTGTCAAATAAAATTGACTTCTTAAACGCAGTTGAAAACCAAACTGTTGTTAGCATTGAAGATCTTACCACGGCTATTCCAAAAGCTGGTCCAGTAGTCAAACAGCTTGGTGGAGATGTTGAGGATCTCGCATTCTTCCTTACCGCCATGAAAGAGGGTGGAATTAATGCATCAG